CTGATGGGTGACCAATAGTGTTTGCTTTCCTTAAAAATTTAAGTAATGGATCTTTAGAGGAAAAAAAGTTTTTATTAACTATTTTATCCTTGACAAGATCTATTGTCTTAAACAATAAAGAAAGACAAAAATTAATTCCTGATTATGAATCTATAACAAAACCTTCGGAAATGAAAAAAATCATTCCTTCTGGTTTCATTAAAGATTTTGTCAATAAGTTCAATTTAAATTGTGAACTGCCAAAATTTGATAAAAAAAACATTTATTTATCAAATAAAGCTGGTCCAATTGGTAAAACAACATTAAGTGCTTTAAGCACTATATGTAGTTTACCATATTATACCATTCAAAATTTATACAAACTAACTGACGAAGAAGGAATTAATTATTTTAATCAAAGTTATAAATTTGCTTGAGATTTGAAAAATAGTAATATTAATCAAATAACAGGAAAATTATCATATATATATGATCCAGAATGTAAATTAAGAATAGTTGCAATAGTAGATTACTATACACAATTATTTTTAAGACCTATCCATGAAAAAATTATGAATAAACTTCAAAATTTTTCTCAGGATAGAACTTACACTCAAGATCCATATAATAAATGAAACGATGATTTAAATCAGTATTGATCACTAGACCTTTCATCAGCTACAGATAGATTTCCAATTAAACTTCAGAGAAGACTTTTAGAACATATGTTTTCAAAAGAATTATCTGAAGGATGGTTTGGTATTCTATCTACAAGAAAGTTTAAAACACCTGAAGGTAATATGGTTTCTTACGAAACCGGACAACCTATGGGTGCTTATTCTTCTTGAGCTGCCTTTACTTTAACCCACCATTTAGTTGTACATTGATGTGCATACTTAAATGGGATTGATAATTTTAAAGATTACATAATACTTGGTGACGATATTGTCATAAAAAACGATAAAGTCGCTAGATTATATAAAATTTGAATTAAAAATTTGGGTGTAGATTTATCTGAAGCTAAAACACATGTATCTCTCGATACTTATGAATTTGCTAAAAGATGAATTTGTAAAGGAAAAGAAATTACTGGAGTACCAATGTCTGGAATAATTAATAACATTAATAATCCTTTCATTGTTATGGTAAATCTTTATGATTTTTATAAAATCAAAAGAAATTACTTAAGTTCTTCATTGAATTTAATCCACGTAGTTTTAAAACTTTACAAGGGATTAAACCGAAAATTGAGTACTAAGTATTCAAATTCTAAGTTTAATATGAAAGTCTCTATTTTCCATAAATCGTTAGACCATTGTTTTGGTTATTCTACAATTGATTCTCTTAGAGAATTAATTGCAAATAATTTAAATAATGATCTAGTGATGATACCTAACGATAATTTAATTCATTCATTACTAAATGATATTATCGGACTAGGTATAGGAAAAACAGTAAAAAACAGTATGGTAAAGTTAAATTCGTTAGTTGAATCAATCATATTAAATAAGAATAATTTAAATGAAGATGAAACTAATAATTTAAGATATTACCCTGTTTTTACAGGTATAAATAATTATCTTAATAATTATAAAGATCAAGTTTCAAATTGACAAGTAAATTCTGTTAATTTTAGACAAAGATCTAAAGAATTATTAATGCTAAATATTGACAATGTATTTAATAAAGAGAGAAATAAGACTCTCGAATTATTAAATACAGGAAAAATATTTAAGTTGGGATTTGATGAAATTAATTCAACTGATGAGATTATGTATGGATCCTCCATAGGAGAATCAACATATACTTACAGTTCTGATTTAACTAATCATATCTCAAATAATTATTCTATGACATTCAATAAACTAAATGATATTAACAATGGAACATATAAAGTTGAAGAACTAAGAAGTTCTGAATCAATATATAATTCATATGCTAATTTCTTCGATTAAGAACGCATAGATCCTATTTTATGAATAGGAGGGTATAACATTTTATATATTAAGTAATTAATATATATGTGAGTTATACGGTTAAAACCAGTAATGCTACGCAAGT